TCGGGTTTCGCGATACAAGGTTTTTTCCGTTGTCGATAGGTTCGTCGTCGTTTAATAGCATAAATAAGGATTGGGGTTTGACACAGAGCTAACATGTTTAATTAATGTGGTTACTCTTTATGAGGTTTTCATGCGCTGGTAGTAATTGAAGATTTGTGTAATGAAAACACTTTCTTTGTTGTTCTTCATCACTCATATCAAAAGACGAACATGGGATGATATGATCTATGTGTGCGTCGGTATAATCTTTACCTTCAACTTTGGTATTTTCCAAATATTTTTTTAAAAAGTCGCTGTCGCATCCAAGTAAGTTTATAGTTTTATCAGACTTAGTCGCCCGTCCATTGAACGCGTGCCACATTCTCTTTCGACACAATTCCAGAAAATATGAAGGTGTCTTATTTTCTTTGGCATTCTTGCGTCTTTCGGTGCGACATTTCGCATTTGATTTTGAAGTCTGTTCCAGAATCTTTTTCTTGTATTCATCGTCATTTTCATAACGGTGCCGTCTTTTTTCATTTATGTTGTTAGCGTTTTCTCCCCAATGTTTTCTAACACGCTCTTTCACCCTTTCTTGATTTTCTTCGTAATATTTTTTCATTCGTTCTGAAATTTGTTCTTTGTTTTTTCGATTATATTCTTTTATATACGCATTTCTACAATCCTTACACTGATTCAAATGTCCATCTTTTGTTTGTTTATGTTTTCCGAAATGTTCAACTAACTTCGTTTCATGACATATTGTGCACACCTTTTCCATCTATCATTCTCCTGGATTTTATTTCTAATTGTAAAACACATAGCTATTCCGCCCCTATCATTGTAAAAATTAAGATAGTTGAGTATCTTAATTTTTATGAGTATGATATGATGGTATTTTAGACCATAATGAGATCAGTTTGAGAAAGCCAATCCACCCATCCCCGATTGAATTCTAAGAACATTGTAGTTGGTCGCGAACATGTGCATGTTGGTCGCGTCACCAGCGGGGTGCTGGACGACCTGGACCTGCGCGTTATCGATGCGCGAGAAGTTGCACGTGCCAGTGGGCTGGTGCTCCTCGGGCTTGAGCGCGAAAGAGTACGAGTAGATACCGGGCATGGGGTTGCCGGAGTGGTGGTTGTAGGGTTGGACCTGGTTGAAGTACTTACCCTTCTGTTCCTTGAAACGATCCTGGCCGTTGAGGATGAGCTTGAAGGTGTTGAGGGGACCGGCGGCCTCCTCAGTGAAGGTCCCGGACCCACCTTCGCTACCGATCGCGAGGAGGGGCGTGCCGACCGAGGACAAGGACACGAAGCAGTTGGAGTCCGAAGAGTTGGGGTTGGATTGGAGAACAACGGAGGAGTCGGTGGAGACGTTGGAGAAGTTCCAGAGGGTGTTCTTGTTGGTGGCAACGTTGGAGAAGCACCAGACAAGCTCCTTGACGGGGTGGTTGTACGAGAGGCGGACCTGCTTGGTATTACCGGAGGTGACGGTGTCGGTACCGGTGTGCTGGACCTGCTCGATCAGGTACTCATGACCCTTCTGCGCGAAGCGACGACGCTCCTCGGTGTCGAGGTACACGTAGTTGGCCCAGACCTTGAAGGTTTGCACATCAAGGAAGGAGTTGAAATCGGACGCGAGGTCGATGTCGATGCGCACCTCGTGGTACTGGAGGGCGATCAGAGGCAAGTACAATCCGGGGTTCCTGTTGAAGAAGAAGATCAGGGGCAAGTACACAGTCTTACCGGCAGAGGCAGTGGTCATCTTACCCCAGGTAGCCTTCTTGGCCTCATCCAAGTAAAGCTCGGAGTACATGCGCCACCACTTCTGGTAGTGCTTGTCGATGCGCTGACCACCGATGGACAGTTCAACGTTGTTGATGGCACGCTCGGCGACCCAGTTGCAGTCATCGACGAGGGAAGACGAGGCAGTGTTGGAGGAAGCCGACTTGAGCTCGATGTACATGTCACCGACGAGATCACCGTTACGGGCGACAGTCACGGACACGCGGCCGGAGTTGGCGGCAGTACCGTTGACGGTCTGCTCGATGTTCTCCATGGCGAAGTTAGTGTGGCGCTTGTATTTCGCCTGGAAGAAGGTCACCTCAGGGTTACCGGTAAGGTAAACATCCTGGGCGCCGTAAGCTACGAGTTGCATGAGACCACCGGCCATTTTGAGAGTTGTTGTACTCTATACGGAGAAAATAAATTTGGGGGAACGCGCATTTCCTGACCCCAATTTTTCTCAGTCAATAATAAATGTCGACACAGCCTGATGAATACGAACTAGAGGAAGGTGAAGTTGTATCCGAAAGTGAGGATGAACTTTCCATGTCCGAGGAGGAAGAACCCATGGAGGATAGTATCGATATTGCGGAACTCATGACTTCCCTGCTGGCCACAGATGATGGTGACACAGTCTGCTCGGCCCTCGTGAACATCGCGAACCAACTCCAGACCCAAAATAAAATTTTGATAAAGATGCTGAGCAGGATGAATTCGGCTTAAGGATTAAATGTGTAAGTAAAACAATGAAAGTCACTCACTTCATTGATAAGGATCCAAATATTTATGAAGCACTCACGGAGCTTCAGAAACGAAATGTCCAATCAATGAATGAAGAACAGGTACTAAAGATCATCGAAGACTTCGAGTTCAGGTGGTATCTTCACGACACAGAAGGATACTCTTCCTGTATGGAACGGGCGACTCGGTTGGGGTACCATCAATTTATTCACCCTGATAATTTCAACGAGGATGGTATTCCGAAATCCGATCATATCGACATCATGGCTATCCGTGGTATCAAGAACCGAATGATAAATTACCTCATTCAGTTGAACAATCACGTTCAGATCCATATGAAAGAATATACATATGATGACGAGGTCACGATTAATAAGCGACTCAATAATGTCATCCTCCAAATCGAGGATGGCTTCGAGAATGTGAGACGCCACCAGATTTCATACGAGAGGGTAATCGCCCCCACAGCCCTCCCCCAGGTGAGTGTCTATACAGACCCATCCACGATGGACGATGAAGAGATTGAAAAGTCCTCACCTTTTCAGAAGTGTTTGATGATCACTCTCAAAGAAGCGTATCGCGCTGGATATCGTCGCTACAAAGGGCAATGTTGTGAAGAAATCAAAACGGTCGAGGGGTATAGAACACGAGCCTGGAACCCTCTCTTCACGATCGAAGAGTTTGTCTATTCCCTCCCGAAGAAGGAGAGTAATTTTACGAACTGGAAGAATTTTACGAGTAAGGGTTCGATCTTTAGAGATGTGATCGACAACATCTCGAAGTGTACCGACGCACAATTCCCCGAGATTAAGAAGCGACGTCACGTGTGGGCCTTCAAGAACGGTGTCTTTGTTGGTAAGGGGTGGATCCCCGAGATAGGGGCCTATGGGTGTCGCTTTTACCCGTACAAGAGTGAGAAGTTCGCATGCCTCGACCCGAGCATCGTCGCGTGTAAGTACTTCGACCAACAATTTGATGACTTTTCTCATATCGAAGACTGGACCAAGATTCCTACACCTTTTTTTGATTCGGTGCTAAAGTATCAAAAGTTTGAGGATGAGGTGTGTAATTGGGCGTATGTCATGGCTGGTCGCCTATGCTTCGATGTCGGTGAGCTCGATGGGTGGCAAATTATCCCATTCTTCAAGGGGATCGCGAGATCTGGTAAATCAACCCTCATTACCAAGGTGTTTAAGAAGTTTTATGAGAACGAGGATGTAGGTACCCTCTCGAACAATATCGAAAAGAAGTTTGGTCTCTCGGCGATCAAAGATTCCTTCATGTTCATCGCCCCAGAGGTGAAGGGTGACCTCGCACTCGAACAGGCGGAGTTCCAGTCTATCGTATCTGGTGAAGATGTATCGATCGCGGTGAAGAACAAGACTGCTATGTCCTTCGAATGGAAGGTCCCAGGTGTTCTCGGTGGGAACGAAATTCCCAACTGGAAGGATAATTCGGGGTCCGTGCTTCGTCGTATTCTCCCTTGGAACTTTGGTAAGCAGGTACAGGATGCTGATCCTCAACTCGACGAGAAACTCCACAATGAACTGCCGATCATTCTTCTGAAATGTGTCAGGGGGTACCTCGATTATTCTAACAAGTACAGGAACAAAGATATTTGGAATGTTGTACCTAAATATTTCAAGACGATCCAAAAACAAGTGGCGATGGTGGCCAGTAGCCTTACGAACTTTATGGAATCTACGTATGTGATCATCAGTGAGGATTCTTTCGTCCCCCAGAAGGAATTCGTAGCCAAATTCAATCAACACTGTAAGGAAAACAACCTCGGAAGTCACAAGTTTCACCAGGACTTCTATGCGGGACCTTTCAGTTCGCATGATATCGAGGTACGCAACGATACGGTTAAATACAGAGGAAGAATCTGTAAAAATCAACCGATCATTTATGGTCTGGACATAGTATCCGATGACCTCACCTTCACAGACGATACCTAAAAAAAATATATCTTTAGTAATATGAGTCAGAGTGTCAAGGAATTTGTCCGACAATCTGGTGTCCAAGTTCAAAAGTCGAACTCAAACTCAAATGACGAGTTTGCACGAGAACTCGAAGAGAATATGCTCCGAAGAGAGCGTGAACGAGCTGCGGGATTTCGCACCCCCCCTAGACGAGTACCTCGTCCGGTCCAATTTCCTGTACGACTTCAACAAAACTTGATCAGTGAGACGAACTACAGAGGTGCGTTTAGACAATTCGAAAATGAATTCTCGGATGTGAATGAAGAACAAATTGCCAACAACATTCTTCGTGAATTTGATCAAAATACCGTCCCACTTCAATTTAGTAAATTTAACCCAGGTATGTTCAACGTATTGGTTGACTCTGGGTTTGGACCAAAAGATGCTGTCATCGATCTTAAAAAAATATTGGTAAAGAGTCCACTCCCAAAAACGCCTATCGGTGAAGGTCTTTATCTGGACACAAAAGAGATACGAGGTGTGTATGGGAGGTTTCAGACTGGATTTTCTCACACGAAAGAGTTTGGACCCAAGGGAAATATGAATAGGAACTTCGCGAGTGTGCAAATCGCGATAACTGTTTCGAATGATGTAGAAAGCCAAGGTGGAATCTGTAATATTTATAAGAATGGTAAAGTGGTCATTCGTAACGGATTTATCGGGACGAATATCACGAATCAACCCGAACTGATCCGACGTTTCATCGTGAATACGTATACAGAGCGTCAGCCATTTTTCTATAATCCCTTCACGTATAACAATCTGAGTGGTCAGTTTAGGATCAACGGTACTTTTAAGAGTTTATCCGTGATCGCGAGTCGCCAACGAATGTACGGTATGACGAACATGTCGATCGTCGAAGAACTCACACCTTTCCTTTATGTACCCATCGAAGGCGCGACTTTGATTTTTTCTAAAAGTGGTAACATCCAGATCGTAGGTGTGAAGTCACCCGGGGACATGCTGAAAGGGTACGACACAGCGAAAGAGTTAGTTGAAAAAATGTACAAAGATACTCAAGTTTACGTGACTGGTGTCTTTGATAAGGGTACAAAGTCGGGTGCGAAGCCGAAGGCGAAGCCGAAGGC